ACATAGATAAAATTCATTCTGTGTTAAAATTCCAAATTAAAGGGAAAAATGAACAATTGAAAATATACAAAGAGAAACTTAAAGCAGATAAATTAAAAGCAAAATTAAAAGAAGATAAAAATAATATTTAAGAATATGAATAAAAATACAAATAATGCATTTAAAACTCATTATAAGACGTTCAATATGTCACAACTAACAAGTATTCACAAAAAATTATCTGATTGATTCTAGGTTCAAATATTTTAATTCTCCAAAAATGAGAATTTTAAACCATTGCTACAGGCGGTTTCTAGGGCTGGAAAATATTAGGATAATTATATAATCAAGAGACATGTATCTAGTAAAAGTTTAATAAATACAAAAATAAATTCAATAGCAGAAAGAAGGAAAAACAAATGCAAAAATTAACACTCTCCGGCACAGTATCCATATCAGAAATCCCATTCATATCAAATAAATCAAATAAATCAAACAAACCAAACAAACCAAATTACATAATCACATCACTAATAGATAATTCAACCAAATCAATAACTCAAATCCTAGACACAATTTTCGCTTCTCAAAATACAATTGATAAATTAATTGAAGTAAGATTAGTAGAATATATTACTGGAAAAGAATATAAAGGTTTTGGTAAATTAATTATTGGGCGAGAATCTTATAATACAAAAGTTGAATCATATTTTGTTGGAAATTTTACAATTGAAAAAACATTATTTGAGTTATTAGATACTAATGTTGAGATGATATTGGTTGATCTGACTGATTCTATTGGTGAGTTTTTAGATACAACGGAGGAAATGACAAAACATGAAGACACAAAAAATAGTATCTCATAAGGAGGTAGATGACAGTGAGTCAGAATTAGATCAGTATATTTCTGAAACATGTAATTGTTGTGGTGAAGAATTAATTAGAACTGATGACATTTTTGTAGGGAAAATAGATAATAATTATTATTGTGGAGATTGTGCAAAATATTATAATATTGATGTTGTGGAATGCAAAGATATAAATTAGAAAAAGAAAAATAGAGGAGAGTGTATTAACATGATGATGCGTCCAAGAAATTATGGTTCTATGAATAGAGTAATTGCTAAAGCAGTAAGTCATTCTGTAAATGATTATTATAGATAGAAGAAGAAAACTAATGCTTATAATACATATAATAATGTAAGTAAAGTAAATAATACTCCTTTATCAGCTAGTGAAAGTATCATTGCAAGTGTAATAATTCTTATATTTATTATGTTTATATTGGCGGTTTCTAATTAGTATCAATGGTGAGTTTTAAGGGATTTTATAGTTTGAAAAACGTAGTATAAGTGAGCATATGGAAGCATGAGTGAGGTAATAATTAAGGTTTGCAACCAATAGCAAGAAGGAGAATAAAATGAAAAACAAACATAACAACAGTAAAAGTAAAAACATCAACAATAACATGAACTTTAAAAGACCAAGATTAAACCTTAACTTTGTTAAAAACAATTACTCAGATGTAATAAAACACTTAAATGATAATGATATGTTGGCAATTCAGTTTAAAGAAGATGAAGTTACTGTTTATATTGAGAAATTAGATAATATTTATGATTGTATTATGGTAAATCCTCATAATTATAAATCAAATGGTGTGACTGCTTGGCAGATGAAAGATGATGATTTATTGAAAATGTATAATGCATTATTTGGTAGTATTGAGTATGAAATATTTGCTATACAGAAAGGTAGTTTATTAAGAATTAGAGAGATATTTGAAGGAACTATGGATGCGTTAATGTGTTTAAGAGATGGTAAGAGTTATGGTGGTTATAGATTGAGACAGTTGGATTAGGGGTGTTTTTGGGAGATGCAAGGAGAGATTTAATGTCTCTCCTATCCCCTATTATATAAAACAAAAAAATGAAAGATGGAGGAATTTAATTAATGAACTTTGAAAATATCCAAATGGTTGTTGTTAGAAAAAGAAGTGATGGTAGTAAAATAAACATAAGTCAAATTGATGAAGAAAATAGATACGAGAAATATGAATGTATTGTATGTGGTTCAGACGTAATTCCTGTAGCAGTAAAAGGTAAAATTATTGGTGGAGAAAATGCAAAAGTAACTCCTCATTTTAAACATTTAAATGCCGATAAATGTGGCACAGAGTCTTTTACTCACTTTTGGATGAAAACAGAATTTATTAAAATCGGTGATTGTTTTAAAGTAATTACAGATAAGGAAAATGAATATATTTGTAATCAAATATTCTTTGAAAAAACTATGATAATAAATGGTAGACGATATACTCCAGATGCAACCGTTTTAACATCTTGCGGTAATACAATTCATTTTGAATATAATTATAGCAATAAGAAAAAAGTTAAGGATTATATTGATATTTGGAAAGAATTAAATAATATTATTATTGAAGCAGATATGAACTCCATACTAAGTGTATTTTCAGATTCAGTCCCTACTTTTAAAGCTTTATATTATGAAGGTAAATGTTTTAATTTAAATGATGAAGATAATTTTTATTATAAAACTATAGGAGAATATAAATTAACAAAACATGATAAAAATTATTTAGAATCAAGAAAAGTTGAGATGGAAAATTTAGATCATCTATGGGAAGAGATAAGGAAAATAAAATATGAGAATAAAGATTATAGTGAAATTGGCAATTTTATTAGATCAATAACATCTGAAGAGGGTAGAAAAATAGCTATATCTATATTATCTAGGGCAAGATGCGGTAATAGTATTTTAGGTAACTATGTAGCTTTTATAAAAGATAAGATTGATAAAAGACTTAAACTGCTGAATTTAAAGTACAACGGGTATCTGATTAGGTATGAAACAGAAATACCTAGACTTATCTACGATAGAATTTTTAATGGAATTACAATTAAGTTTTACATTCCTAATAATGGTTATAATTCAGATGTACCAGAAATTGCTTATACTTATAATTTTAGTTTTAAGGATGAAATATTGAGTAACACTTTTAGAAATAGAACAAATACTGCTGTTGAAAAGTTGTTATCAACTCATAATTCATTACTAAAGGTTTTAGACATATTTCAAAAGAATGATAAGATAATTAATTATAAATTAAATTACAAAGAAAATACTGATTATATTAATGCAATTTATTTTGAAGATTATAGAAATAAGTGTTTTGTTCTAAGTAAAGGTTATTATAGTAAAACAACGTTTCAAGAGCATAATACAAATGTATTTAATAATTTAATTGACAATAATACAATGTTTATTGGTTTGCATTATTTATCTGAAAATTTTTATATTGAGGAGACAAATGATTCTTATAACTTTAATTTTGTTAATTCTAGAGATAAGTTTATTGAATATAAATTTAATAAACTTATTAAGCAAAATATTTTAAACTTATCATATTATTTTGTTGACAAATCTTTGCCTAGATATAACTTTATAAAAGTTACTTCTGAATTAAATGATTTACTAGATAAAATTGAAGAAAATATAAAAGATATTAAACGAAATTTTCATAACACTGAATATTATACAAAAATATATAAAAGCGGAGAAAATATTAAAATCTCTGATTGCGATATAGATAAAAAACTCAATCAATTATTATACCCAATCATTTATTTGATAAATAAATGTGTTTATGAAGAATTAAATATACAGCTCAATAAAGATTTTACAAAAGGTTTAGTAGGAGATTTTAAATTATGGTTAATAAAAGATTTTATTAATGTATTAGATCGTGTAGGAGTAACTAATATCAATAATATTAAATAAGGAGGATTCATCATTGATTAATAGACAATTTTATACATATAAATTTAAATCTTCTAGGTTAAAAGCGTATAATTACGACATTGATATTACATTTGATAAAGCTAAAGAGGTAAAAGAGGTGATTGCTTTAGCAGATAATCAAATCTTAAGAAGTATACGAGATATAAGAAAGAGAACAATTAAGCATGATAAACTAGAGAGACTATTCAAAGAAAGAAATGTTAGAAAGAAAAGAAACAATAGAAAAAACTCCAAAGAAAATTCAGATAGAATCTTCCAGATACAAAATAAAATAAACAGAACTATGTTTATTCCAGATTATATTACAATAGTTATGGAACATCCTTCTCATTATAAAAAACTATATAAAGAAGGACTGATTATCAATGGTAAATTATATAGGAGGGCCAGTTGCTCTGCTGGTCAAGCCAGAGTTTCTACCGTTGTATTTTGTTGCACAGACATATTAGATGAATTAAAAGATAGACTTAACAATGGCAGAGATTTAGATAAAAAGAACGCACCTAGTAAGTTTAATTCATATTTTGGATTAGCTGGATCTTCTACATATTTAGTTAGTGAACCAAAATTTATTGTTGTTAAGGATTTTACTAATATAGATAAATTTAAAACGAATTATGTAATAGAAAAAGATTGGAATATTGATGATGATATAGAAATTCGTGAAATTGATATGGAAATGAATCGAACGGATGGGATGGGTTTGATAAGTCCTAAACAAGCAGAAACGTGGTCAAAGGAGCTTGGATTAGATTGGGTTCCATCTCAATGGTGTGTGAGGCAGAATTTTTTGAAAGGGATGCTCTGTGTTTTTGATATAAAAAATTTCTGTTTAGAAGTTAATAATGGCAATTATGTAGTTGATACTATATACAAGGACAGTGATGACAATTACATAAAAGCAGATTTAAGAGATTATGAGGTTATTATAACTGAATCTCAATTTAAATTATGGGACAGTTACCCTAAAATAGAAACATATATTAATAATTATCATAAAAACAAATTGTTTTGGGGTATATCTCAATATACTCCAAAACACGCAAAAGATATTCTTAAACTAAATTATCAATTTATCCAGACCTTAAATTTAAATCAAGAAAGTATTGAGAAATTAGCACAACAATTTGTTGATTGGATATATGGAGTTTCTTATAATGATGTCTATTATATGCTATTATTTTTGCTTGGTGTAAATAATAATGAATATAGCATTAAGGAATATTTGAAAAGTAGTGATAATTATTGGATTAAAAGTCTAATTATTAATCATGACTTAAAGAATGATAAATTTATTCTTACAAAAATAAAGGAATTGATTAAGATAAGAATTAAGAACGGGTGTATGGGGGACATCTTTACAAATGGAAACTTCCAAGTTTTAGTATATGATCCTTACGGTTTTATGCAACATGTTTGTGGATTAGAGGTTACTGGCTTGCTTCAAAAAGGAGAATTTTATTCTAATTATTGGAATGAACGCAAAGTAAAACAAGTAAATGGAATGAGATCACCCTTAACCTATAGAAGCGAACATGTAATTATGGATTTAAGAAAAGATAAAGAAACAGAAAAATGGTATAAACATTGTAAACTAGGCATAATTTTGAATTATCATGGCCATGAAGTGGTAAATTTTGGAGGAGCAGATGTAGATTATGATATTTTAGCAACCACCTCTAATAAAGAGATGATTAATGGAGTTTATAAAGACGAATTACCTGTGGTATATTCTCCTCCTAAACCTCAGAAAATATTACTTAAAGATGAGGATTTATATCATGCGGATACTTTTTCATTTGGGTCGATAATTGGGTCAATTACTAATAAAAGTAGTAATGGATATGCCTTGTTGCCAAGTATAGAAAAGAAATATGGTATAGAAAGTGATGAGTATAAATTAATATTATCTAGATTGAAACAATGTTGTAAAGCACAATCTGCTCAAATTGATAAGGCAAAGATTGGGAGAGACGTTAAGGGAATACCTAAACTATGGATACATAAACAAGAAGTAGAGAAAGATGATGACGGTAATATTATGGACTCCGAAGAAATTATTAAGGAAAAAGAGTTGTATAATAAGACTTTATTAAGCAAATATCCATATTTCTTTAAATATTTATACAAAAACACTAATCGTAGATATAGAAAGTATTGTGATGAAAACGAAATTACGTGTCATCAAAAATTTAAAATGTCATTTAGTAAACTAAAAGAATTAAAAAGATTATCTCTTGATCAAAAACAGTATATTAGTAATTTTTATAATTATATGCCATTGACTTATAGCGATAGTCCAATGAATTTATTGTGTAAATACATAGAAGGAATTAATTTTGAAATAAATTCTAAAATAAAAGGAACTAATATGGATGATATAATAACTTATTACAAAAATGACGATCATCCTTATTCTGAAGAACAATATAATGAAATTATAGAAGTTCTAAAAGAACATACAACTGGAATTAAATTTGATATGTTAAATCAAGTTGATGATGTAAATAATGACAATGATTATAGTGAAGATGATATTAGGGAATTTAAAGTAGATAATGATACTTTAGAGAATAAAATTAATAGTGTATGTAGTGATTCTTATTTGGTCACAAATGTTTTACTAGACTATTTTTATGTAAACAAACCAAGTTCTAATAAAGATATTTTATGGGGGGCGTATGGTAAATACATATATCAAAATGTTAAGGCAAAATGTTCTGGCGCAGTATTATTCCCATTCCCCAATAAAAATGGAGATATCAAATACTTAGAAGCCAATTATTCAGCAAAGGAGATTGATGTTAATGGAATATAAATACAATGAATTGGCATATGCAGAAAAGATATATGAAAAAGGGTTTTTGACAAAATATTTTGCTACAGAATTAAGATTATTAGTCTTATATTATAGAGATATGTTGGATTTCAAACCTAAAGAACGTGAATTTAAAATATATGAATTTTGCAAAAGATATATTCCTAATTTTAGAAAGGAGAAATTTTATAAAACAATAAACAGAGCATTAAATACTGGAATGAAGAAAGAACAAAAGTTAATTTCAATATCTAGTATTGATATTTATAAAGTAGAACTTGATTATATTAATTCTTTAGATATTAATCAGGAGTATAAGAAGGTAATGTTTACATTTTTAGTTCAATTAAGATTGAATAAAATGATTTTTGAATATAGACATGATGGAGAAGAATACAATATGTCATATTTTAAAGGAGGTGTTAAAAAATATAATAACATAAAAAAGATGTCAAATATACCAGTAAAAATGCTTTTAAATGATGAAGTTATAAATACTTTGGAAAAATTAGAATTGATTACAATAGTGCATAAAGGGACTATTCTTTTGGATTATATTAAGAATTGTAAACAAGAGGGTGATGTTGCGTTTTCTATAACTGATTTTGATAATATTGGATATTATTTTGATTGGTATAACGGGGAGAATAAAATTATTAAATGTGAGAACGAAGGTTGTGAAGAACTATTTAAGCAGTCTAACCATACTCATAAATATTGTAAAGTTTGTGCAAAGGATGTAGATAGAGAAAAGGCAAGAGAACGCATGAAAAATATAAGAATGTTCGAAACGAATAAATTCTGAAACTCTGCTGTCGCAATGGTTTCAAAGATTATTATCTTTCCTTAACTAATGATATATAAGTAAAGTAATTATATCAATACTTTCAGAGGTATGTGGTCGGTCATACTTCTATTACTTATGTATTATTTGAACACAAAACTCCAAACTAAAAGGAGCATCAAAAGCACAACTTGGAAAGAATCTCAAAAAATGAAATGGATGATTTAATATCCTTAAAAATTCTAACACAAAATAAAGTAGGTTCTTATAAAGAAGTATCTGGTGATAAAAAAATTATTGTAACTGGCACAAACACCACAGATAGACAACATACTTATAGTTGTAAAAATAGTAGACATAAACAAAGATATGTTACTGATCCTATTTATGCTAAATTGATAGAATTTAGAGATAAAGAGAAAAAATTATTTGATTTGGATAAAGTAAAACATAATCAGAAGTATTTATTTAGTGAATGTGTCTCATAATGAGCAATAAAATAAAAGCAAAGGAATGGTTTATATTGCCCAATAAACCATACTATATTGACTCAAATATACTAATGGAATATTCTAAAGAAATATTTGAGAAATTTTCAGATATCAGTATCTCAGGATATGTTTTAGGAGAACTAGATAATCTGAAAAAGAATGGTAAAACAGAAGAAGTAAAATTTCAGGCTCGCAGAGCTACAAGGGATATAAACAATAATTCAGACAAGATAACTTATATAATTGATGAAACAGATTATAATAATATTCCATCTTGTTTTGATAAAGAAAACATGGATAATAAGATTATATCTTTGCTTAAGGAATTGTACGATAAGAATAATAATTTTCTTGCTTTAAGTAATGATATGCTATTTAGAGCAAAATGTAAATCTCTCAACATTCCTTGTGAAAAGTATGGAGGAGAATCTTCAAATTCTATTTATAGAGGTTATCAGGAATTATTTGGTGACACTGATTTTATAAATGGTTTATTTGATGATATTTCTAAAGGAAAAAATAAATATGAATTTGTAACCAATGAATATCTAATTATTTACAATTCAGATGCAAAAAAGACAAATGAATATAGATTTAATGGTAAAAAATTTGTAGATTTAGTTTTACCTGATTCAAAAGTTATTAAAGGAAAGAATAGTTTACAAAGATGTGCATTGGATCTTTTGAATAATCCTGAAATTACAATAGTCGCCATAAATGGAGAAGTGGGTTCAGGCAAGAGTTATAGTTGTGTAAGAATGGCTTTACATCATACAGTTGATAAAGGAAATGTAGGAAAAATATTAGCTGTAAGAGAAGCAATTGGAGAAGGTAAGGAGGTTGGTTTTTTAAAGGGTACATTTGAAGAAAAGACAAAAATGTTCTTTAAACCAATTGAACAATCTTTAAAAGGTGGTGAATTCGAACTACAATCATTGGTTCAAAGAGGAGTATTAGAATCTACTATTCCATTTTACCTTAAAGGAACCACTTACCATGACACGATTATTATTTGCGAGGAGAGTGAAGATTTTTCTAGAAAGCAATTGAAATTAGCAGGTACTAGATTAGGTAAAAATTCCAGAATATTTCTTGCAGGAGATTATAAACAATCAAGTGTAGATTCATCTAGTAATAATGCTTTAGTAGCAATGTGCAACGAGTTAAAAGGAAATAGTAAATTTGGTTGTGTATATTTAGATGAAGATATTAGAAGTGAAACTTCAAAGATATTTGCAAATTTATTTGTAAAATAAACATTAATTAACAAAAACACTGGTCTGGTACAAAGTACTCAGATACTATTAAAGAATAAAAGGGGATATATTAAAACATGAATAAATTTGAATTAGTAGCAGCAGTAGCAATTAAAGGTGAAATGTCCAAGAAGAATGCAGAAAAGGTAGTAACAGCAGTATTTGATACAATCGAAGAAACACTTGCTCAAGGTGAGAAAGTACAATTAGTTAATTTCGGCACATTTGAAGTAAAAGATAGAGCAGAACGACAAGGGAAAAATCCTAAAACTCAAGAACCAATTACTATTCCTGCAAAAAAGGCTCCTGCATTTAAGGCAGGTAAGGGTTTAAAGGACAAAATTAAGCAATCGTAAAATAATTTAACAAATATTTGTGCTACTACAGTAAGTCCTTGTATTCAATAGATATCGTTGGATATAAGGCAAAAGTAGCACAATAAATAAAATACTAATTAGCGCAAAACAATTTAATATTAAAATAAATAAAATTAAAAGGTGGCAAACTAAATAATGGCAAAATCTAAACTTACTGAAACAAAGAAAATCACACATAAATTGGCATCTGAAGGCGAATTAACAATTACTGATCAGATTGCAGTAATTGCGATTCCCGATGAAGGAGTTAAGAATTTAATTGAGTTATTGAAAAATTTCTCAGGAAAATATGTTAAGTTTTCTTTTACAGAAGAAGAAGTTGAAGATGTAATGGATGAGGAAGAATTTGAATCTGAAGACGAGTAATTAATAATCATTAATAACTATTACTATGCAATAATTGTTACATAGTAACATAAAAAGTGTTATCATCAGATAATTTATAATTAACACTCAAAGAAAAAACATATAAGCAGAGTTTTTGCTAGGCGAAATTTTATTAAGACGCTAAAGATTTTTAGATGCTTATAATTAGATGAGGCGGTTTGCCATAGATCTTTCCTCTATAAATTGTTGTGGTGATGATTTTTGGAAATTGCATAAGCCAAGTAGCAACAATAAAAACTTGTTTTAGGGTTTGATAAAATTAGGTCAACGCTAGTGCAATTGCGAACCTTCCCTAAAATCACGTGCATAAGTTATTAAGTCCTTGCAAGACAGGCATTACTCTGACAAAGAGTATGAGGTTTATGGATGCACAATTCCCCCTCATCACTCATTGTTTGTTCTCTATGGCGTTAATCACAGTTTTATTTAATCTTAGTGATAGAGACAAATGGCATACTGCAATGATGTTGATGAATATAGAGTATGCCAAATTACAAATAAGGTGAATTTATAGGGGTAGATTCACCTTCATACATTACGACTTATGAATTGAGTTAACTACTCTAACAAAGAATTCAAATAAGGTAACTGCGATTAATTTAGTGGTTGCCTTCATACATTACAACAAACAGGGAGGCAAATTATCGTCTCCCCTTACATATCAATAATATTGCTCAGATGAGAACGATAGAATAAAAATAATGTCCTCTACGGGGACAGTTAATGGTTTATTTATCATTAACCTAAGACAAAGACTTACTAAATGGGTTTGGCAATGATAACCCAGATAAAAATTGCCATTATCAAGTTGGAAGAAGTTTTATAAACTGTCTTCATATAATTGCTAGGCGTAAGGCCGATTGGGACATCTAAATTCATATTAGGTGTCCCTTAATAATTTAATATTCTCTAACAAGGAGGATTAAAAAATGAATCAATTGAATAAAGAAGAAAAATATACTATATGCCCCAAATGCGGATTTGAACAATACTGGCACAAGTACATTAATTATAAAGATATTACTTTATGTAATAAATGTGGACATTGGGAACCAAGGGATATTGAAATAGAAATTAATAGATTAAATAAAGAATAATAAAATCACATTGGTCGATTTGTGATTGTTAAAATTGAAAATAAAACTTATACGTGAGGTATAAATTTGGATAGTAATTTAATAGAAATTTGTTACAAAAAATATAATAGAGAAATTGATACTAGTTGGTCTGAATTAGCTTTGCAGTACGGGTTTTGCTCCGCAGAAGCAATTAGGAGTAAATTTAAGAAATACAGAAAAGTAAATGATGGTTTAAAGACTAGAGATATTATAAATAATCTTATTCTTAATAAAGTTGATAGTAAAGAAGAAGTTGCGTTATCAGACATAGAAATTAAGGAGATAAATCTCAAGAAGGAAAGAATTCGTCTTGGAGACCAAAGAAGTAAATTAAATACCTTAATAAGACAATCTGCTAGAAGCGATGGTTTAAAAGAATTATTAGAATCATCTATCAAAAATGGAAAGTTTAATGATTTTGAATTTATAGTTCCTGAACATAAATATGGTGAAGATAATGAAATGATAATTCCAATTTCTGACTCTCATTATGCATTAACTATTGATAATGAGTTTGAGAAATATAATACAGATGTATTTATTGAGAGATTGGCAAATTATACAATGCAAATATTAGATATTAAAAAGACACATAAGATAAATACTTGTCATATAGCGTTTTTAGGAGATTTAATATCAGGAGTCCACATGAATATTATAAGATATTCTAATCAAGAAAATGTTGTAAGTCAAGTACAAAATTTCTCTGAATATATGGTTAAATTTTTAGATAAATTAAGTCATCATTTTGAGAATATTAATATTTATTTTGTAACTGGTAATCATGCTAGGAATTTTCAAGATAAAAAAGAATCTATTGACAGTGAAAGATATGAAAATTTTATTATTTGGTATTTAAAAGCAAGAATGTCTAATCATAAAAATATTGTATTTAATGATTCTATTTTAGATAATACAATTGCTATTGGAAAAGTTAAAGGTAATACTTGTTTCTTTACTCATGGTGATAAAGACACACCTAGTAGGATAGTAGAAAAACTAACACTAATGATTGGAGAAATACCAAAGTTAGTGTATTTTGGTCATTCCCATCATTTTAGCGTAGATACCATTCAAAAAGTAAAAACTATTATGTCTGGAAGTTTCTGTGTGAACGATTCATATTGTACTGGCATTAGGGTTATAGGTGAACCAAGTCAAACCGTTAGTATCATAGGTGATGATGGAGTAGTTTGTATTTATGACTGTAAACTTAAATAAAATATAAAATAAATGAGGATATGAGGATAATTATATGTCAGAAAATAAATTAACATTTAAAACAATGGCATCAGATGATTTGTATAATGATTTATATAAACAACTATGGAATCAAAGAATTCTCTATCTTAACGGAGAGATAGATGAGTCAACAATTGATTACATTTGTACTCCTATTTTAATTAAAAATATAGAAGAAAAAGACATTTCTGAAGATCAACTTAAACCAATTACAATATGGGTTAATTCATATGGTGGATCTGCTGATGTTGGACTATATATGATTAATTTAATTCAAAATTCACGTATTCCAATTCATGCTAAAGTTTTATGCGTTGCCGCATCTGCTGCTTTATATTTAACAATTTCTTGTAAATATAGGACTGCTTCTGAAAATTCTATCCTACTTTTACATAAAGGGAGTTATTCTGTAGGAGGAAATGCAAATGAGGTAGAAGACGTAATGGAATTTTATAAAGGAGAGGTTGATAGTAAAATTGTTGAATTGATTCTTAATAAGACTAAAGTTACTAAAGATGAATTAAAGAAGATTAGACGTAATGAAACTTATATGTTGGGTAAAAAGGCATTAGAGATGGGCTTTATTGATGAGATAGTTAATAATTAGTTTATTTAATTATATACTTTAAACAATAATAATACAAATATTAAAATAAAATTATAAAGGCAGGAATAAATTTATGCAAACAACAGTAGTAAATTACTTTGACGATCAAACTAATGAGCGTGTAGCAACAAAATTCTATGTAGGTAGTGATGAGGTTAGTTTTGATCAATATGCAGAAATTATAGAAGATTTAATCCCTGATGAAATAGAGAATAAAAATATGGATGAAATATTAGAAGATATTCACGATGAAGACTGTACTTGTCCAGAGTGCCAAGAAAATCGTAAAATGATTTATCTTGGAGAAGCAGTTAAATTTATGTTTGAGAATCAATTATGCCCTAAACATGTATTCGAATTGCTTGGAGATATTTATGATAAGGCAAATTATGAAGGATACGAAGAAGGATATGATGATGCAAAAGAAGAGATGAAAGAGTTTTTGGAAGATTAAATTATCCTTCGAATTTGAAAGTTTATTGTGGTAATAATTTATAAATAATGTTTTGTGTTTTATAAAAAGCTTGAGAAATCAGGCTTTTTAATTATTCACAAAAATAGTTTGTGGATCAAGGGGTAGATAATAATTCAGAGTCATGACTGAGTTTCTGTGCGTCTATCCCTTTATATCTTTTAGAAATAAGCACAGAAATAATATTAAGCACAGAAAGAAGGAATTGGAATGGAAGAAATTAATCAAGATTTAGAAGTCAAAATGAAAGTTTGTAGCAAATGTAAAAAAGAGTATCCTGCAACTAAGGAATATTTTCATGTTCATAACGGATGTAAAGACGGTTTAAACTCTGTCTGTAAAAAATGCAGAAGTAAGTTAGCGTCAGAGAAAAATAGAGGAAATATAAATACTACTGGAGTAAAGAAATGTGTGGATTGTGAAAATATTTTAGAGATAAATTCTACAAATTTTAAGACATCTACAAAATCATTGGACGGTTATTTAAACGTTTGTATTAAATGTCAAATAAAGCGTAGAGATACAGATTGTCATGAGGGATTTAAAAAATGTCCAAAATGTGAAAGAGAATTATTAATATCAAGAGACTATTTTCAAGTAAGTAAAATATCTCTTGACGGATTTGTGAACACTTGTTTAGAGTGCAACAATAGAAATTTCTTTCCAGATAAAGCACCTGAATCGTGGTCAAATGAAGATATTAATATTGTAAAAGATAATTATTTGGATTTAAACTTATATGATATTATTCCATTACTATCAGTAGAACGTACAGAAAAAGCAATATTGCATATAGCACAAAAATTAGGAATTAGAAAAATTGAAAGTTATATTGAAGATTATAATAGTTTAAAATATAAAATTATAGACAACAAACTTCATAAATATTGTAAATCATGTAAAAGATATTTACCTATGGAGTACGATTACTTTCCTAAAGATGAGTCATGCACTGATAGGTTTCGCAACGTATGCCGTGAATGCAAAGGTGAATCGTTTAGATTTGATTCAAATGTTTATAAATGGTCAGAACAAGATATTAAAACTTTAGAAGAAAACTATCCACATATGACCAATAAAGAATTATACAATACATATTTTCCGTTTTTAAGCACAAATAAAATAATGCATAGGGCATATGATTTAGGATTTCGTAAAACAGAAGAAACTTTGCAGAGAGTACATGATGAAATAGGAAAATTTCACTCTGAAAGGTTAATAGGAACAGATCAGTGGAAAAATGAGAATAATCCTCAATTTGATAGCAAGAGATTTGGTTCATTAAATCCAAATTATAAAGGTGGAATTAGTGCATTATATCAAGAATTAAGAAGAAATATTAAACAGTGGAAAATAGATAGTGTTGAAAATTCTAATTATGTTAGTTTGCTTACTGGTAAGAGGTTTAATGATATTCATCATCTATACTCTTTTGATAACATAGTTAAAGATACTTTAGAAGAAACTGGACTACCGTTGTATGAAGACATTTCTTTTTACTCTGATGAAGAAATAAAATTATTAGTAGATAAATGTCTTGAAATTCATTACAGATATCCTTTGGGTGTTTGTTTAGAGGAGAGATATCACGCCAAATTCCATGAAGAGTTCGGATATGGTGGTAATACTGAAGAACAATTTTATGAGTTTCTAGATAATTTTTATAGTGGTAAATATAAATATTTAGAAGAAGTTAGTTAATAATTAAAGGAAGTGACCTTGTGGCAGGAAGACCTAAGAAAGTGGCATCTGTGGGAATAGTGCCACAAACAAAAGAGAAGATTTTATTTAAGTGTGTATGCTGTACCAAAGAAAAACAAAAAGATAAAGAATTTTATAAGTCAAATTCAATAATTCTTAAAGGTAATGACCAAAGAATGGTAGTATGCAAAGAGTGTGTAATTGAATTGTATTCTTTTTTAGTAAATAATTATGAAGATACAAAAATAGCTTTATATTTTTTGTGTAGATTGTTAGATGTATATTTTGATTCAAATTTATATCCAAGCGTAGCACAACAAGCGACAAATGGAAATACAAATATCGCTGGAATATATTTTCAAAAAATTAACAGTTTGCCTCAATATAGTTCAAAAACATTTTTTGATTCTACTCTTATTGACGTAAGTGGAGAAAAGAATATATTTGAAACAGGAATAAATATTGAGTTTAACGATGAAGACAAGAGAAATAAAGAAGATGTAATTAGAATGGTAGGATATGACCCATTTGAAAATGAAAATCCATTAGATCAAAAAGCTTTATATAATTCATTAGTAGATATGCTTGACGAATCAACGCTTGAAGATTCATTTAAATTACCTATAGTAATAGAGATAGCAAAAAGTTTTAATCAAATAGATAAAATAAATCAAGCATTGGCACTGATGACTAGTGATATTGGGTCGGTACAAAGTCAGGTTGGTGGGATTAAGTCATTATTTGAGGCAAAAGACAAAATGTATCGTGCAATTCTTGCTATGGCAAAAGATAATGGTATATCTGTAAATCATTCAAATAAGAAATCCAAGGGTGCTGGTACATTATCTGGGATAATGAAACAACTTCAAGAAAAAGGATTTATGGAAGTAGAAGTAAATCTTTATGACATCGAAACATGTCAGGGAATTAGACAGGTTGCAGATATGAGTAATGAAAGCATAAGGAAACAATTACAATTTGATGAAAATGATTACAGTGCAATGATTAATGAGCAAAGAGAATTAATAGAAAAGTTAGATTCCAAAAATATAGAACTTGAAGAAGAATTAAGATTGTTAAAAATAAAATCAAATGTGGTGACATTAATAGATGGATAAAAAAATGATGTCACAGAGAAAGATTGATGGATATTTAAAACTTGCAGAAATCATTCAATGGGGTCGTAAATGGCCTCTGAGGTTCGTGGAATTAATGTTTGGAATTGATCTTTTAGATTATCAAAAATATGTTTTTATGGAAAGTTGGATGACTCCATTTTGCGTTTGGTGCATGGGCAGAAACGGTGGGAAAACTACATTGGGATCTCCATTCATAATGTCTAAGTCACTACTTATACCAAATTTTAATACATATATTCTAGCTGGCGTTGGGTCGCAAAGTCAAGAAATGTTTATGAAAATTGAGAATATCGCAAAAAATAATATTGCATCCTTTACTGGTTTAACAGATGTTTTTTTAAATGAAACAGTAAAGTCTGCTGCAAATACAGATGGGTTTACTCACAACCCTGCTAGTTTTAAATGTTCTCTTTATAATGGTAGCACAACTTATTCACTAAACGGTGCGGTTGACTCAAATCGCTCAAAACGCTCAAATTTAAATTTTTACGATGAGTCAGGATTCGCTTCAGACGAATTATTTACAACTTCCGAACCTTTTACAACTCAAAATGCAGACTTTAAATTAGGTGGAGATATTGATGTTACTTTGTACCCAAAGCAATTTCCGAATCAATTAATATATGCATCTTCGGCATCTAGTATTGATACATATTTCTTTAGAAAATACAGGGATTTTAGCAAAAAAATGTTTTTAGGTGATAAAAGATTTTTTGTTGCAGATATTAGTTCGGATATTGTAATGAATGCTACATATAATGGTAAATTATATCCAGTTGCATTATTAACTCAAGACAAAATCGATTCTGCAATGCGAGAAAATAAAATTAAAGCCGAACGAGAGTACAAAAATATTTTTACTACTGAGGGTGGCAATAATCAAATTATAAAACGTGCAACCATTATAAAAAATTCAGAATTACGAATTCCGACTTTATATAACAATACTGGTGGAAAATTTGGTATTATGTATGATCCTGCCCGTTCATACGACAATTCTGTATGTGTAGTGGGTGAATTTATTTTAGACGATATTGTTGGATACAAGTTAAAAATTAGTAGTGGTGTAAGTTTTGTTGATGTTGCTAAAAAGAAGAAAACTCCAATGAGAACTCCTGAACAGGTAGATTTAGTTAAACAGATGATACTTGATTACAATGGCAAACAAGCAGCAGACTATGAAAATCTTGAAATATTGGGAATCGATTCGGGGTCTGGAGGAGCTGGAGTAAATATTGCTGATTATTTTATGGAAGATTGGATAGATAAGCAAGGAAATAAACACAAAGGATTAATTGATAAAATAGAATCTGCAGATTATATATCTAAATTTCCTAATGCGATTGATAAACTTAAATTAGTTTCTCCCCAAAAATACAAAAAACATCTTTTTGAAGCTTTAATTGAAATGATAAATTTAGATTTAATCTCTTTTCCTGAAACATATGATGGCAAAGGTTATTTAACTATAAATGAAACAGAAGGAGAAGAAATAAAATCAAGTATATACAAATTATCTTTTGAGGAAGAAATGGCGTTAGTGCAAATTGATCTTCTTAAAGAAGAACTTGTTAATATTTATAGGTTTGAAAGTTCAAATGGGAATTGCAGATATGATTTGCCATCAGACAAAATACATAAAATGAATGACGATAGGGCATATGCTTGTGCAATGTTGGCATGGCATTTATCGGAACTGAGAAGAAAGAATATAACTAATAAAAAACGTCCAACAAATATCTCCCCATCATCCTATTTCGCAATAGCAAATAAATCAAGCAGAGCAAGACGTTAACACAATCACAATAAACAAACAGAAAGGAGGTTCATCCTTGTCAGATCAAAACAAAACTCCATCATCTTCCCAACCCCTCTCCCCCAATCTATTTGCCTTAAAAGAATCATGGGAACCATCAAAATCAAAAAACTTCTCCCTCTCTCGCATTGCATCATTTTTCTCAAATAAAAGATCAACAAAAAACAGTAAAAATATAACAATAGATAAAATAAAATTGTGGTTAAATAATCCAATTAAATTTCAAACAGAAATTCTAGATTTATCTGATACATTGTATGCACCTGAAGGAATATATAAGACTTTAGTTAATCTAACTTCTAATATGGCAACTCTAGATAATTATCTCCAACCAACAAAATCTACAATGAGAAAACTTAATTTAGAAATAAAAGCAAAAACTGAGTTTGATGAATTAGGTAATCTAATAGATCAAGAAATTTTTGATAAGATTTTAAATAATTTTGAAAATGAATTTGATACAGTTAGGAATTATGTTGAAAATATTGATATAAAGAAAACTGGAAGAAGAATAATTGAAAGTATTGTTAGATATGGTGCATATTGTGGATTTGAGAAAAATGATGGAGACTTTCCTTATCTATGGGACTTACCAATTAAGTATATTAGGCTTTATTCAATTAAAAGTGGACAATACAAGGTGGAATTTAACTTCAAGTATTTTGATGATTTAACAAGAGATAATGAATTATCTGAATTTGCTTGGGGAGTATATCCTGCTGAATTTAAGTCTCTATATGATAGATATAAAAAGAATCCAGACAAATTGAGATATCCAGAATGGCAACCTTTGCCTAATGAAAAAGTTTGCTGTATTAAATTAGGTGGAGATAATGATACTTTCTTTTTACCATTGTATAGTCAATTATTTACTGAATTATTTTTGCTTAATGATTTGATTGATGAAGAGATAGAGTCTTCTAGGGATCAAAAATTAAAAATGGTCTCCATTAAATTTCCGACAGACGAAGAGAGTGGTATCCCATTGGTAGAACCAGAAGTCGTTTCTTCCTGGGTGGACGTTGTAAGTCAAGGTTTGCCAGAGTCAGTTTGCGTTGTCGGTAGTCCGTATAAATTAGAAGAAATTTCTTTTAAAAGTGTTCAAAATGAAAAAGAATCTTTAGCTGAATTTGCTAAGTCAATGGCTTATATGCAAGCAGGAGCAAATCCACTGCTTCTCGGAGGTAGTTCAACAAATTCTTCAGTAGGTGTAACTCAGAATTTAGTTTACATACAGTCTAATGTATTTAACATGCTTGACAAGATTCAAAGTTGGTTTAATTATAGAATTAGCAATGTAAATTTAAGGAAAAAATATACATTTAAACTAAATATATGGAAAATAACTTGGTACAATCAAAATGAGCAGATTGAGCAGGAATATAAATTGACTACAATAGGTGGGTCATTTTCTATACTTTCAAGTAAGGCAGGACATAACAGTAATGATTATTTAGCTAGTCTTGAATATGAAAATTTAACAAAATCAAAAGAATCATGGATAACTCCTATTAATATGAACCAAAATTCTGGTAGTCAAGACGATATTGGTGGAAGACCAACTAAAGCAGATGGTGATTTAACTGATGGTGGGATTATTAGCAAAGACAAAGAAAATAACAAACGATAAAAGGTTTTGTGGCTAGATCGACGGATCGAAAAGAAGTTTCCCTACTTCCTGCCACTTTTATAATTTAAGGGATTTCTATATGAAGGGAGATATAATATGAGTAATAAATTAGAAACAAATGATGTTAGAATATATTTGAAGTCATTTGGATATGAACTGATCAGTAAAGAATATACAGGGAATAAAGGAATACTTATTGTTAAAGATAATAAAGGTTATTATTATACAATTGTTTGGAATTCATTTCGTGATGGCGTAAGACCAAAATTTGTGCATTCATCTAATCCATATTCTATACAAAATATAAAACTATTTTTAAAAAATTATAAGAATAAATATACTTTAATATCTGATGAATATAAGAATGAAGATTCTTATTTAATTTTACGTGACGTTGATGGATATTATTATAATTTAACTTGGAGGATACTACATAAAAATATTGATAGTAATCATGCTTTTGTTAGTGAGAAAAATATTTATTCAACTCAGAATATTAAATTATTCTTAGAAAGTAATAATCTTAATTTAATACTATTAAATAAATTTAAAAATAATAAGGATAAATTAATTTTATTAGATAAAAATGGATACACATATGTAAGAACTTGGTCAGATTTAAAAAGATTAAGTAATTTTCATATAGCAGATGATAGTAATCCTTATTCTATCCAAAATATTAAATTATGGTGTAAATTAAATAATAAACTTTTTGAATTAATAAGTACAGAATATAAAAACAACCGTAAAAAACTCCAATGGAAGTGTTTAAAAGAAGAGTGCGGAGAAGAGTTTTATCAAGCATGGGATAATATTTCAAGTGGTTGTGGTTGTTCTTTTTGTGCTAGTAAGCAAGTAGGTTTATCTAATTGTCTTGCGACTAAATTTCCTGAAATTGCTTCGGATTGGCATTCGACTAAGAATGGTAAGTTAACTGCTTTTGATATAACTTATGGTAGTGAAAAAGATATCTGGTGGCAATGCAAAGAATGTAACCATGAATGGATAGCAAAACCAAATAATAGAACAGGTTCGAATACTGGTTGTCCAGAATGCAATAAATCTAAAGGAGAAAAAGAATGTAAAAGAGTTTTTATTTATAAAAAATTTATTGAAATTGCTCAAGATGATTATGATAAATTGTTAGATATTGATAAACATAACAATACATATTTCATACCTCAAAAAACATTTGAAGGACTTATAGGGCTAGGTGGAGGACTACTATCATATGATTTTTATTTGCCTAAATATAATCTTCTAGTAGAGTATCAAGGCGAATACCATGATGGAACTGTGAAAAACCAAACTAAAGAAGACTTTGAAAGACAAGTTGAACATGATAGGCGAAAAAGAGAATACGCCAAGGAAAATAAATATAATTTTCTGGAGATTTGGTATTGGGACTTCGACAACATAGAAGCAATACTAACAAAAGAACTAAACATATTATCAAAAGCATCATAAATAAAACAAAAAGTAGGTGATCACAATATTCATATATTGTTTTGATGAACAAGAAAAAATAAAACTTCAATCACAACAATTAAAACTTTTTCAAGAAACCCATATTGATAATAAACAATGTTGGGTTTTTGCTATTGATACCAACAATAAATTTAATTTTAATCATATTGATAAGAGCAAATGCGTTGTTAGTAATAGAATAATGTTTTAGTTTATAAAATAATAAAGGTGGTGAAAAATTGAATAAGCATCCTAGTTTAAAAGTAAAGTTTAATAATGATTTTACACAACTTAATAACTCCGAGTTTGTTGAAGGTACTGCTTTGATTGCATATCAAGGTGATAATAGAAATTCTTCAGATATTGTAGAATTAGCATTTACTAATGCAATGCCAAGTTTATCTCTAATTCCTATAGTTGGAAATTGGTTGCCTGAAAAACAAAATTTTGGTGGACACGATATTGCAATTGAATGGCAAGGAAATACTTTGGTATTGAAGGACAAAACTGTTCCTTATGGTGTAGTTAAAGAGAATCACAATGCACAATGGGTTGAACTTGAAGATAATGGAGTAATACATAAATATCTTCAAGCAGATGTTGTCCTTTGGGCAGGTAGATACCCAGATCAGATACAAAAAGTTATAGATGACGGAATTAACCAAAGCATGGAAATTTCAATTAGTGACTTTACTATTAAAGAAAATGGTAATTTTCAAATAAATTCATTTGAGTATTCTGCACTTTGTTTATTAGGTAAAGATATAGATGAAAATGGTGAAGTAGGCGTTGATAATGTTGAGCCTTGTTTTGAGCAAGCTTCAGTTATTATAAATAAATATAATTTTAATGAACAATTTAAATCTCAGTTTAATAATTTACTATTTGAGTTTAATAATCAAATTAGTGAATTAATTAATAATCCCCTGAAAGGGGGTGATACAGAAACAATGAAAAATAAAGGAGGTAATACAAAATTGGATGAAAAATTGGAATTATTACAAAAATACAATCTAACTTCTGATGTGTTAAATTTTAGCATTGAAGAACTTTCTATTGAACAATTAGAAGAAAAGATTGTGGAACATTTTGCTCTATTAGCTTCTCAAAAACAAGAAGAAATTGCAAATGCTTTAAATGTGGAGAAGTATAGGGACAGATGGGGAGATGAGCGTTCAAAATACTCTTATGTTGATAACTCAGAGATAGAAGTATTCGCTTATGATAGACAAGACAATTATAATCTTTATGGTTTTATGTACTCTATGAATGGTGATAGTGTTGTAGTTGACTTTGCGACAAAAAAGAGGAAGAAGTTTGAAATTGTTGATTTTATTGATGGAGAAGCTGTAGCTATGTTTAACTTATTCCCTCAAGAAGCAATTGATTATGCAGTAAGCGATAAAGAGAAAGAGTTAACAGAAGCATTTTCAAAATCAAACGATAGTGATAATATAGGTGCAATTACAGAAAAATTTAATACAATCCAAACAGAAAATGTCGAAATTACAGAAAAGTTCACTGCTCTTGAATTGGAAAAAGTTGAAATTCAGACAAAACTTGAATCTATTACAATTGAATTTGAAAAAGTTAAACCTGAATTAGAATTGATTCAAAGTAAATATTCTGCACTTGAATCAGAAAATGAAACTCTCACTCAATCCAATCAATCTCTACTAGAATTTAAATCAAACACAGAAACAGCACAAGCAGAATTATTCGCTCAACAACAACTTCAACTCAAAACAGAATTAGTAGAAAACTTTTCTAAGGTGTTGACTGCCGAAGAAATTAAATTAGTACAAGATAAAGACCTTTCTACTGAAGAAATGGAAAAAGAGTTCAAGCTAATTTATGCAGACAAAGATTTGCAAGCAAAATTCAATAAAAAACCTAAGAAAATAGAAACAGAAATTCCATTGAATAGTTTTACTTGTAAAAAGAAAGATGATTGGACATCTTGTATCAAAAAATAATTAAATTAATTAGAAGGAGGAAAATAAACAATGGCTAATGTAAATAATGTAGTAACTGGTAGATATGGTATTGTAAATCTTCGTAAAGTAGCAGGGGTTAAAACAGGTGAACATAACATTCAGTATGCGTTGAATGCAACTGATTTTGCTGCCACAGCTTGTCAAAATGGATTTCTTTTGGAAGAAGAGCATTATGCAAAAACTCTTGGCCTTCCTAGTGGCCCAACAATTAGATGTGGATTAATAGCATGTGTGGAAAAAATGTATGATGAGAGTGATATGTCTCTCGGTAATTTTAGATTGAATCTTGGTGAATTCTTACCTCGTATTTATCGTTTTCATATTGGTGACATGTTTGATACGAATAACTTCAAATATGATGATGGTGATTATGCTAGTTATGCTGCAATTGTTGCTGCTATTACTGCTGGAACTGCTGTATATGCTTATCCATCTACTAATGGTCAGATTGAATTAGAACCTATCCAAAATGCTGGTGCTGCAATTGAATTACAAGCAACTAGAGTTGTAACTTTACCTGCTGGAGAATCTGCGCTTTGCTTCACATGCACTAAAGCTTAATAATAAACAATAAAATAATATTTAATAATTAGAAGGAGGAATTAGATTAACATGGAAAGAAAATATTTCGAACTTGCAAAACAAGCATATAATCGTAAAGACACTGTAGAGAATGGGGTTACATATACCTCTGATGAAAAGAATAGTGCGTTAAGAGATGCTTTTAAAGAATTGGTTCCTGATGGAGATAATAGATATAAGAGTTTTCGTAGAAACAAAATTGAAATCTTTGAGCTTGTTGAAGAAAATGTAGATGAAATCCTTCCTAAGAGAGTTGATGACGCTTATGGTGGTTTTGTTGAGTATCAAATTCTTGACCAAGGACAAAAACCTAAGTTTAAAACCAAAAAAGGCAAACGTGGATTGCTTAATTTTATTACAAAAGTTGGTTTGGGTGGAGTAATTGAGAGAACAAGACTTGATGTAGACTATATCAATATGACAATGGAAGCTTATGGTGGCGCAGTTTATGTCGAATTTGAGCGTTTCTTGGATGGAGTGGTGGACTGGACTGATTTAATTAATGCTATTATTGATGGTATTATGGAAAAAATTAATCTTCAAATTCAGGCTACTTTAATTGCTTCATTTACTGGTTTGACTTCCAATATGAAAGTTCAAGCAAATGCTTTTGTTCCTAGTCAAATGGGTCAATTGATTACTAATGTTCAATCTTATGGAGACAATGTTGTAATTTTCTGTACTCCTACCTTTGCAGGAACAATTGAAGAAACTCCTGGTTTTATAACGGATATGGACAAAACTGAACGTAGGGAATTCGGAAGAATTGGTAAATTTAGAGGAGCAAGCGTTATTGTATTGCCTAATGCTTTTGCTGATGATACTAATACTAGTAAAGTTTTGAGTGATCAATATGCTTTTGTAATTGTAACAAATGAAAGCAAAATTGTTAAAGTTGCATTTGAAGGTGAAACAATTGTTAGAGAGACTGAAAATTCTGATATGAGTATTGATTTCGAAAGTTATAAAAAGTTCGGTTTAACAATTGTTTATTCAAATATGTTTTGTGCGTATCGCAATACATCGCTCTAAAGATTATTTTAAAGCAAAGATAGGATAAATAGCGCAATTTGTCTTAAAAGAGGGTATCCTTTCTACCCTCTTCTTTGTTTTATTCAAATTTGAAAGGTTTTCATAGAAAGGATGATGAATTGGAACAGATTAATTCACAAATTATTACAAGCGATATGAAGTATTCTGGTATTTATCTAATTATAAATTTAATAAACAATAAATTTTATGTTGGTAGTGCTAAAAATTTATGGCAACGCAAATTAACTCATTATAGAGATTTAAGGAATAATAAACATAAAAACACTTATTTACAAAACTCTTATAATAAATATGGTTCACAAAATTTTATAGTCGTTTTACTAGAAAAAGTAGAATCTAAAGACGATTTAATTAAACGTGAACAGCATTGGATAGATACATTAGATGCTTGTAATAAGGATATTGCTTATAATATATGTCCTACTGCTGAAAGCAAACTAGGTCTCCATCACTCTGAAGAAACTAAAAGCAAAATGAGTAAATCAATGAAGGGGATTAAGCGAACAGACGAAGGTAAGAAAAATATGAGCATTGCTAAAAGCAATCCTGTAATTCAATGTACAATTGATGGTGTATATATTCAAGAATGGGAAAATGCTACTTATGCTTCTAAAATATTGTGTATATCTAATTCTGATATTTCTAGAACATGTATTCACAAATATAAGTATGCTCATAACTTTTTATGGTTTTTAAAATCAGAATATGAACAAGAAGATTTTGATATTAATGTATTTGTACCTAATCTTGATAAAAAGATTAATCAATTTACATTAGAAGGTGAATTAATTGAAACATGGGATACTTACAAAGATATAAGGGAAAAATACAAAGTTAATCAAACTCATATTATTGGTTGTTGTGATGGAATACGTAAAACTCATAAAGGGTTTAAATGGGAATACGCACAAACAGCATAATCTCTATCCTCATAACCATACATTAAGACAAACACAGTATAACACTAAAATAAATATAAAGGAAATGATAAATTAAATGGTAACTAAAAAAACACAACTATTAGATGCAGATACGAAAGTAAGAATAATTAATAATTCTAATAGTAAAATTCATTGGATTCAATTAAATGGTAGACCTATTACCTTGTTAAAAATAGGAACACCATCAACTTTACCATTTATTGAATTAGAAAATATGGCTTATACTAGTGATTTAATTCAAACTGGAGATATTTATGTGCAAGACAAGAATGTATTTGATGCATTAGGACTTAATGTAAAATATGAAGATATTAAACTTCATACTCAATTAAAGACAATGTTGGCAAATCTAAATTCTGAAGAACTAAAAGAGGAAATTGAAAAACTTCCTAATGGCAATAAAGAATTGTTAGCTGAATTAGCTGTTGAAAACTACAATGATTTAAAAGGATCTGTAGTTGATGCTATTGAAGATGGAACAAAAGTAAAAGTAACATTAATAAAAGAAGATGAAAAGGCAAATAAGCAAAATCAACAAAAGAATGATAAATAAGGAGTGTGAAATAATCAATGAGCACTTCCTATGACTTAGTTTTTCCCAAATTCATGCATGAAATAAATGATTTTGATTTAACATCTTTAACTGAAGAACAAATGTTTGTAGAAAATAAATTAACTTTATCTAAGGCTGTAACATTGTTTAAAAAATGTAAGCAGAATTTAGTTAGAGACGATACTACTGAAACTTTTACAAACACATTAACTGAAGAAGAAATGTGGATTCTTGCAGATTACATGCGTAAAGTTTGGTTAGATGAGAAAATTAATAATGGTGAATTACTTAAATTAAGATTGACAGATAAGGATTTTAAAACGTTTAGTCCTGCTGATCAATTAGGAACAATGAATAAAATAAAGACGGTTTATGACAAAGAACTTAAATTAAAAGTTAATGATTATTTGTATGATGGTTATTTGTATTCAAGGTTCTATAAGTCTGGAAGTTAAATTAAAAAAATATACAAAGAGGAGGTTAGAAAATGAGTGATTTTGAATCTAAAATACCGTCAATAGAAGTTTATAACGGTATTACGCCTGGTACGGTAATAGCATCAAAAGCAGTAATAACAGATGCAAATAATAAAGTTAACACATTAGATATTACTGCTCCTAAAATTGGTGGCGTTGCAGTAACTTCTACATCGGCACAAATTAATTCTTTGGTTAATTTTCCTGGAACTATGGCAACGTCAGTAATTGATTTCAATGCCACAGGTGAAGCAGGTATGAAAGTTACTATTAACGGTGTAGATTATCAAGAGGCAGATGTAGCAGTAGTAACAAATGGAGTTTGGACAAATGGAGCTAGTGCTGCAAACTCTGCTACAAGTTTAGTTGCCGCAATTAATGGAGATACAAGAGCAACAGTTCCTTTTACAGCATTTTTATCTGCTAATGGTGATAGTGTAATTCTAACATGGGATGCGGTTGGTACTGCTGGTAATAAAACTATTACTACAACTAGCGCAGCAAATTGTACAGTAGAAAATTCTATCGGAGGCACTGTTTCTGCAACAAAGCAAATGGTTATTGTGGATAGAATTGTAACTGCACAAGATATATTAGCTGTTGAAGTTAATATACCATTGCCTTTTGCTCCAACAAAATTCATTGTTCAACATTCTGATACAAATGGTGAATCAAATCCTACAACATGGAGAGCAACCATTCAAACCGCACCAAATAGAATTAGAATTACTGGTCAAGGTGCAACTGCTTTAATAGCAGGAGATGTTGTACAAGTTTTAGCTTTCGAATAAACAAAATAATGTTAATAAATAAAATTTAGAGGAGGAATTAATAATGGCAAATATAACTGGGTATGTATCTAAAAAACTGACTGCAAATATTGTAGCACAAAGCGTTACTCTTAATATAAATGGGTTTTATTTGATTAGTAATACGTCTGCCAATGTTGTAACAATAAACTTAGACAATTTAGTAACTGAAGATGGTGCTATAGAATTGGCAGCAGGTCAAAGTTTAGAAAACTTTAAAGAGTATTGTAAAGTTTTACATTATAATGCAGCAGCAGACGCTTCTGTTTTAAAAATTATTGGTAAAAGAGAAAATATGTAATTATTAAATAAATATAGAGGGGAGTAATAAAAATCTCCCCCTATGTACCATTTCTTATTGTAAAATTTAAAAGGAGGTTGATATTATTGACTTGGTGGACAGATTATCAAGCAAGAAGAGGATTAGATAGAAAAACCTTATTTACAAATAACATGAAGAATTTAGTATCAACTGAATTTGAAAATTCTACAAGTTATAATTTGGTTAAAATTAGTGGCATGGATAGGAAAACACGCATTGTAGAAGAAAGTTCAATTATTAAAAATCCAAATAGAAAAAGATTATTATGTTTTCCTAATGAAACTATAATTGTTGGTGAAAATGTAGAATATGATGATTTTAATTGGATTTGTGTAAATAATGACACAACTTCTAATATATCTGATGTTGGGATTATAGAGAGGTGCAACAACACCATCCAATTCTACGACCAATCCTCAACCCTTCACACAATCCCTTGTATAATTTCAAAAGGTCTAATTTCCCTAGATGAACAAAAAATAATATCAACACTCGATTCAGAAATTGCAGTACAAATAAGTGATACTTCAATTACTAGACAAATTGAGATTAATAATGTGTTTAGAATTGGGTTGAGGTCGTGGAAAACTACAAATATTGATGATATTACAATTCCAGGTTTATTGATTTTAAAGATGGTATATAACGAAGTTCAACAAGTATTGCCTGTGTTCAGTATTGAGATATTAAATGGATCGACAGTTAGCATACAACAAGATTCTACGATTCAATTGGATGTTAAAGTTAGTGCTGATAATGTAATACTCTCTCCCACTCCAACTGTTACTTATGCTTCAAGTGATATAACAAAAGCAACTATATCTACTTCTGGACTAGTAAGTGCTGTAACAAATGGAAATTGTACAATTACAGTTACAAGTAGTGGTGTTAGTGATACTATTTCTATTATAGTAGTTGCATCAACTGTTGATGATTATTCAATTGTAATTACTGGAAGTGAAAGTATTAAAATTAATAAATCATCAATATATACGGCTAAAATATATAATAATGGAATAATTACTACAGGAATAAATGTTGTTTGGAGTTTAGTTGGATCTTATGCTTCTATTAATAGTCAAGATGGAGATAGTTGTGTAATTAATGCTGGTACGACAAGTGGTAATAGTGTTACTTTAAGAGCAACAAAGAGTGATGATATAACAATTTATAAAGATTTAGTAATTGATATTGTTGGGTTGTGGTAATATGAGTAAATTTAATGAACTAAATGATAATATTAAAAAAATAATAGAAACTATTTTAAGTAGTCAAGATTTATGTAAAATTTTATATTATTCTTCCACAACACCTTTATTAGAAGCAAATTTACCTGATACAAGTATAATTTTATTAAATAATTTATTTCCTACTCCCGTTACACCAACTATTGAAGATGAAGCAAAAAGTATTATTACGATAGTTTTAGATGATTTTGCGCTAGGTAGAGATAATAATGCATTTAAAACTTCTAAAATTGTATTTAATGTTTTTACACATTTGGATTTATGGTTATTGAATGATACAAAAATAAGGCCATATAGTATTTTAAATGAGATTGATACTTTATTTAATCAACAACGTATTGCTACTATTGGTAAATTAGAATTTGTATCTAGTAGGTGGATTACTATAAGTGCTAAATGGCATGGGTATCAAATCTCGTTCAAAAATTGTGACTTTAATTGAATGAGGTGAGAAAATGGATATAAAAATGGACGATGAATTAAGACTACTGAAAGGTAGTTCTTTTTTTGTGGATGGAATTGAAATAAAACCTTTTACAATTGGTGAAATTGTTGAGATTGGACATGAGAAATATCAACAAATGATGAATATATTCGCATTAGAAATTGAAGATGTTATAAAAGATATTCCTGAAGAGTTAAATGATATTACAATTTTTGATTTATTTTTAAAAAGTGGTTTGCAAGAATTATTTGAAGGATTCATTGGTGCTATTGGTTTATTTTTAAGAATTGAAAATATAAATGAATTTGGTATTGATGAAGAATTTAATGTTGTTTTAGACAAGAAGAAAATAATAAATAGAGAAAATTGGGATAGCATTTGCAAAATAATTCAAATGCAGAATTGTGTTAAAAGAGAAAAGGAAGATTATAATCCTGCAAACGAACAAGCTAGAAAAATTATTGAAAAAATAAAGGCTTTGAAAAGAGAAAACCCTATAAAGGAATCAATTACTTTTCCTAGTATGATTTCAGGAATTGCAAACAAATCAAACAATTTAAACATATTAAATATTTGGGATTTAACCATATATCAATTATATGATGCATTAAATCGCTTAAATTTAATAGATAATTATCAATTCACGTTAAATGGTATTTATGCAGGAACAGTTAATGGAAAAGAAATAAATATGAAAGACATTAATTGGATGAACATTATCAAAAATTAACAACAGATAAAAATGTCTGTTGTTTTTTATAATACCAAAAATAATAAATACAAATCTATTAAAGAAAGAAGGAATTTAACAATGGCAACTCCGAATCGTTGGACAATAAAAGAAACTCCATATGTAACTTTCTCTAGCTTGACTTCTCCTTATAATGCAGTAGTAACGTTGAGAACGTTGAAAACAGCAGAAATCGACACATCTTCAGAAACAAAATATTCAACGGGTGGACGCGGTGACGCAAAATTAATTGGATTTTCGAGTGGGAAGGCTGTAAAAATTACGCTCCAGGATGCGATCTTTGATAATATTGCCCTCGCAACTTTGAGTGGTAATAGTATTACTACTGGTGTTCATGCTGTAGATATGATTTATGAAGCAACTATTTCTAATCTTGTTACTACTCTTACTTTGCCTAAGAAACTTAAATCAATAACTTCTGTATATCTTCTTGATGCAGATGGCGTAACTCCTAAAACTTTATTGGTAGCTGATGCAGTCGCCGCCCAAGGTACTAAATATTCTATTGCTGCTCAAGTTTTAACATTTGCTGAAGCAAGTGGTATGGTTGCAAGAGTATATTATAAAGCAGATAGTGATGCAACACTTAAGAAAATTGCTGTAACTTCTACTAGTTTTGGTGGAACTTTTAAACTTACTATGGATTGTTTAGTACGTGATGAGTTCACTAAATCTGATTATGCTGGTCAAATTATTGTACCAAATGCGAAAATCGAAGATAGCTGGAAAATTTCAATGAATGCATCGGGTGATCCCAGTGTACTTGACATTCCTATTGAGGCACTGAAGAGTCCTCTAAATACAGACATGTGGTATCTATTGATTTATGACGAAACTCTTATTCCTGCTCAGTAATTATATATTAATATGTAATATTTTTCAAGGAGGTTTATAATGGCAAAAACAGATGAAGAAATAATTGTTGCTACAAAAACATTTAATGTTGCAATTGAAGATGTCAAAGATACTTTTTGTTGTATTTATTTAAATGGATGGTATTGTGCAGTTAATTTTTCTAATCCTAAAGTACAATCAGTAAAATATAAAAAAGGCGATATGATCACTATTGAATATGAAGGAAATTTAGACATAGATACTGACAGATGTTTTAATATTAAAATATTGCCTTTGAAATAATTTATTAAAATAATTACATATGGTATCTATTTAATTTTGCAAGATTAAATAGTAGTAATTAAAAGAGACTACGATTCTGATAAGTGGTCTCTTTTCCCATTTATTCCTTAGTCAGAGAGGAGATAAAAATGTTATTAACAAAAGAGGTATATACATCTATTAATAATAGGAATTCTAATTATTATAAATTAAAAGGGTATGATATTGAGTCAATAAAAACTATTAATCATAAAGGAAATTTAATTATTCCAAGTGGAGCAACTTTATTGGTAAAAGTAAATGATTTAACTCCCAATAGTAGAGAATTTGTAGAAGTTAGGTGTGATTATTGTTGTAAAGAAATAGTTAAGAAGAGATATGCGGATTATATTAGTAATCATAAAAATATTGAGAAAGATTGTTGTAAAAAATGCACATCTTTAAAAACAAAAGAAAGTAACTTAAAAGTTCATGGCGTAGAAAGTACAAATAGTTTACCAGATGTCTTAGAAAAAAGATCAAAAACAAATATAGATAAATATGGTTTTTCTAATCCGAATCAAAATGAAGAGGTTAAAAAGAAGAAAGAACAAACTTTTTTAGATAAGTATGGTGAAACTAGTCCGGCAAAAAACTTAGAAGTTAAAGCAAAAACAATTGAGACAAATAATGAAAGGTATGGAGGAAATAGCCCTTCTTGTGATAAGGATGTTAGATTAAAACAAATTTCTACATTGAATAAAAATTACAATGTAGACTATCCTATGCAAAATAAAGAATTGCAAATAAAAGCAAGAGAATCATTATATAAAAATAACACAGCTCCAACATCTAGACAACAAATACATATAAATAATATTATTGGAGGAGAATTGAATTTTCCTCATTACACATCTTCATTAGATATTGCTTTTCCTGATGAAAAAATATATGTAGAAATTGATCTTGGAGGACATAAACTCCAAGTAAAACTAGGTAATTTGACAGAAGAAGAGTTTATAGAAGCAGAAAAAAGAAGGTGGTATGCTTTATATAGAAAAGGTTGGAGAGAAATACGTATAATTTCTGAAACAGATAAAATACCATCTGATGAAAAAATATTAGAGATTATTCAATTTGCTAAAGAATATTTAAATAGAGGTCATCATTATATAAGATTTGATTTAGATAATAACAAAGTAAAATGTAGTCAATTTGAAGAAAGTTATGATTTTGGTTTATTAAGATGGATTTACAAGGAAAAATTAATACAATCATAACCAACAACATAAACAATTATAAGAAATTGCAAATCCTATAATTGTTTTCAATCTATACATCAAAATAAGAGGAAGAGACAGACAACATAAATTGTCTCATCTTCCTCTTATTTTTTACTAATTATAAATCAACAATCCAACAAAAAATCCAAATAAAGAAAGGAATGATAATAAATGATAGGTCAATTGCTCCACAGTGGTTTTATAACGCGGCGAATTCACGAAGCAATTATTTAATAAAAATGGATATAAATTGAATCAACACTAGACAAAGAGCTGTCGTGAGGCTCTTGCTTATCGAGCGATATATTTTGTTAATGAATTACTCTATGAACTTTTGCAGAGTAGAAATATGCTAATGTTAGTGAACACAGACGGTTAGAAGATTTGCTGGACAAACAAACTAACATGAAATATTATGTTGCTCAGAAGTATACCTAAAGGGGATGCGTATGAGCAACAGAGGATTATATAAAGGGGCTTTTTTTGAGCATTTTGAAGGACTAGGGGATACAAGGCAGCAAGGAAAAGTGCTACACAAATTGACCGATATCTTGTTTATCGTACTGGCGGGGGTCATTTGCGGATTTAATGAATGGGATGATATCCATTTTTGGGCGGAGGCACCTTCAACTCAGGCGTGGCTTAGGAAATACATAACCTTAGAGAATGGTATACCATCTTTATCCACGATTAAACGGATATTTAGCGCAATCAAACCCAAAGAGTTCCAAGCTAGTTTTGTAGATTGGATGAAAGATGCCATTGAATTAACAGCAAAAGATGTTGTGGCGATCGACGGAAAAACATCCAAGGGTTCTAAGAACAAAAACAAAAATCTAAGGGCCATACACATTGTAAGTGCCTTGTGTCATTCACACGGTCTGGTCATGGGGCAAACTAAAACGGAGGAAAAAAGCAACGAAATCACAGCCATTCCTGAACTATTGGATCAATTGTTTATCGAAGGGTGTATCGTCACTATTGATGCGATGGGTGCGCAGAAAAAGATCGTGAAGAAGATTGTGCAGGATAATAAAGCTGATTATGTGATCAACCTCAAAGGAAACCAGGAAACTCTTCAAGAGGAAGTGAAAGACTACTTTAGTGACTTGGAGCAATCCGGGGAATTGGAAAGAATACAAAAACTGACTCAGGAGGAACCAATAAATGTAGTTAGTGATAGTGGGAAATTATGTGTTCATAAAACCCTAGAAAAAGGGCACGGAAGAATTGAAAAACGAACCTACTTTTATTCGACTGACAACGAGTGGATGGTGGACGCCAAACGGGACTGGGAAAAACTTACTGGTATTGGCAAAGTCATCCGTGAGGTAGACTATCCCGCAGAGCCGACTAGGAAGACGATTGAAACCGCTTACTACATAGGTAGTGTTGCCAACGTTTTTGATTTCGCGGCGGCGGCCCGAAACCATTGGGGTGTAGAGAGTATGCATTGGAGCCTGGATGTGACGTTCGGGGATGACAGCAATAAAACAGAGGAAAGAATTGCCGCCCAAAATCTAGCTTTAGTAAAACGAATTGCCTTTAACACACTAAAAAGTGAGAAAACAGTTCAACCTAAACTGAGTACCCCTAAAAAACGGTTGAACGCTCTGTTGAACTCCGATTATCGAGACACATTGATTGATTTGAATTTCAAGGAACGTTGAATAGCCGGTGTATCCTATTTGTGTCGTTGAAACTTCTCGTTGCCTACACTTTTAGAACGTCTATTCCAAACTAGGCTAGAGATATCTCTCAATAGAGCATACTGTGCTTTGCTATGTCCAAATGGGATGTTGTTAAAGAAGGGCCAACTGCCAACATAACCAAACACTACGTTAAGTTCTAATGTAATTGAGAAGTCAATATCTCATTAATCTAATGGAAAATATTTCATGGAATAAACTGGGTTCGCGAATTCGCCGTGGGTTTTATAAGCAGTATTCCCTTAAACAAAATAGGTGATGCAAATTATGATCCATGGTATGTATTAACATCCAATAATCAAATTATAAATTTCACTGATTCTAATGGAAACAAAGCAAATTTAAATTCATTATTTATAGAAGCAGAAAACACTGTTCTAAAAATAAATATTGATGGTTATATCCTATATATTCCAGCAAATGAATCAAGGGAATATAATTTTGAGAGTGTATCATCAATTCAAGTAATGAATGCTTTAGGAACAAAATTACGATGGTCAGGACAATATTTTTAAAAAGAAAGTGAGGTGATTAATAAATGCCAATAGAGAAAAATATAAGCATTAATGCATTGTCAGGTTCAA